TTTACGAACAAAGATGGCTTTCCAAACGGAGGAGTTGAGATAGAAACTACAAAAGCTGACGCAACTCAATCTGTTCAGGTAAGAGGAACTAAAAGAATGCTGTCTGAAAAGAAAAAAGACGCGGATTGGTACTAATATGTGGTTATCCGCAATAAAATTAGCGGTTTCTGCTGGTAGTAAAATTTATGCTAACAAGCAGAAAACGAAAATGGCCATGTCTGAGGCACAATTGATGCATGCTCAGAAAATGGCTGAAGGCCAGGAAGCTTACCAAGGTAAACTTCTGGAGGCCCGACAGTCTGACTGGAAGGATGAGGCGGTTTTATTAATTTTGTCGGCGCCCATAGTGGTGCTTGCATGGGCGGTCGTGAGTGACGATCCGACTGCGATGGACAAGGTAAAATTGTTCTTCGAATATTTCTCGTCTCTCCCTTCATGGTTTACAAATCTCTGGATCCTTGTCGTGGCGTCAATTTATGGTATAAAGGGCACACAGATTTTTAGAAACGGAGGTAAAAAATAATGGCAAAAAAGAAAATAAAAAAGTTTCTTAAAAACGCAGCTCCTTTACTTGGGGCAGCAGGTCTTGCAATGATGCTTGGAGGAAGAAAAGGCAGAGCATTTACTAACGCTAATGCAAGAAGACTTATGACATCTAACGCAGCTATGAGAGGACTTCCTAAAGGAGGAGTTACTATTCCTATGAATCCTCAAATGTTATCTGACGAACTTATGATGTTAAATGAAGGAACAGATTTTGGTTTAGGTCCAATGGATGGAGCGAAATCCGGTGGTCGTATAACTAAATCAGGAGTTAAAAGAAAAGTAAGTAAATTCGCTAAAAAGAAAAAACAAGCAAATAGGAGTAAGAAAAAATAATGCCTGGAACAATGATGAAAAGACCTATGATGAAAAAAGGTGGAAAGGCTTTGAAGCCTGTTAAGCCAAATCAAAAAGGTTTAAAAAAATTACCCAAAAAAGTTAGAAACAAAATGGGTTATATGAAAAACGGTGGTAGAGCGAAGTAATGGCTAGACCAGGTTTATACGCAAACATTCACGCTAAAAGAAAGCGTGGAGGTAAGATGCGAAAGAAAGGTGCAAAGGGTGCACCAAAAGCATCTGACTTTAAACGAGCAAAACAAACAGCGAGATCATAATGACAAAACTTTGTCCCAGAGGTAAGTCCGCAGCAAAAAGAAAATTTAAGGTATATCCCTCAGCATATGCCAATGCCTACGCTTCTAAAATTTGTGCTGGTAAAATTAAGGACCCCTCTGGTGTAAAGAGAAAAGATTTTAAAGGACCTAAACCTGCTGGAAAAAAAGATGGTGGTAGAATAGGTTTTAAAAGTGGCGGTATTGCTAAAGGTTGTGGTAAAGTCATGTCTAATAGAAGGAAAGTAACGAAGGTCTACTAATGGCTGGTTTAAAAGAATGGTTTAAACAAGACTGGGTAGATATTGGCGCCAAGAAAAAAGGCGGAGGTTTTAAAAAATGTGGAAGAAAATCTGCGAGTGGATCAAAAAGAAAATATCCAAAGTGCGTCCCTGCTGCCAAAGCAGCAAGCATGACAGACTCCCAGAGACGGAGTGCCGTTGCAAGGAAAAGAAGTAAAGCACAAGGTGTAGGTGGTAAGCCAACTAATGTTCCAACATTTGCAAAAAGAAAAAAAATGAGTATGGGAGGTTTAGTATGAGTAAAGGAACTATGCCTGCTAGAAACAAAAAGAATTTCAGACCTACAAAGTCTGGAGCGGGCATGACACGAGCCGGTGTTGCTGCTTACAGAAGACTTAATCCCGGTTCAAAATTAAAAACAGCCGTGACTGGAAAAGTGAAGCCAGGATCAAAAGCTGCTAAACGTAGAAAATCATACTGCGCTAGATCACTAGGTCAGCTCAAAAGAGCTTCAGCTAAAACAAGAAATGATCCTAACTCACGAATCCGTCAAGCTAGAAGGAGATGGAAATGTTAAAAAAGAAAAAAATAAAAGGTGTAATCAAAGGTTTAAAGAAAGCCTCAAAATTACATGCTAAACAAGCTAAAACATTAAAAGGAGTTATAGGTGGCGGATCCAAAAAAAGGAACGGGTAAAAAACCTAAAGGCTCTGGTAGGAGATTATATACAGATGAAAATCCGAGAGATACTGTCAGCATTAAATTTGCGACTCCACTGGACGCGAAGAAAACTGTTGCGAAAGTTAAAAAGATTTCAAAACCGTTTGCGAGGAAAATTCAGATCCTAACTGTTGGAGAACAGCGTGCCAAAGTTATGGGTAAAAAACAAGTCGCTGCAATTTTTAAGAAAGGAAAGGAGTCAATAAGAAATGCGAAGAGCAATACTAGAAGCACTAAGGCTTAGATATGAGGCTGAAATAGCAGAGGCGGACGCTACTGCAAATATATATTTAGATAATTCAGTGGGTATAGGAGAGCATCCACAGCACATAGATGAGGTTGATAAACAGATAAAAAGAATAGCATCTGCAAAAGAAAAACTAAATATACTGGATGAGTTTGAACCAGAAAGGAATGTATTATAATGGACTTCATAGATAAAATTAAAAAAATAATTAAAATGAGACATGATGATGTGGTAATTGCAATGACATCTGGTGGTGTTGACAATATGGAAAAATACCAATATATGTTAGGTCAAATACGAACTTATCAGTATTTATTACAGGAAATATCCACCCTGCTAAAAACAAAGGAGCAAAATGAAAGTGAAGGAACAGTTATCAGCATCAAATCAAAAGATAGTTCTACCAAATAAAGAACTAGTTGGTGTTAAAAAAGAAATAGACGAATCATCAAAACTCCCTGAACCAACAGGATGGAGAATTTTAGTTTTACCTTTTAAACAAAAAGAAAAAACTAAAGGTGGTATATTATTAGCAGATGAAACAGTAGAACGATCACAAGTAGCATCGACTTGTGGTTTAGTTTTAAGAATGGGTCCACATTGCTATGATAAAGAAAGATACCCAGAAGGACCCTGGTGTAAAAAAGGTGATTGGATTATCTTTGCAAGATACGCTGGATCACGAATTAAAATAGATGGGGGTGAGATAAGACTTCTCAACGATGATGAAGTTTTAGCGACCGTGGAAAACCCTGAAGATATATTCCACGAATTTTAACAATCATAGGAGAAACTATGCCAGAAGAAGAAAAGAAAACAGTTGATATTGATACATCGGGTCCGGATGTTGAAGTAGAACTGCCAGAAGAAAAAACAGAAGAGGTTGTAGAACAACCAACGGAGGACACAACAAATGAAGCACAAGATCTTAAAGACGGTGGTAGCGCCGACAACACACCTGAGAAACCTGTGGAGCAGTCTGCTGGTGAACAAGGTGATAAACAAGAAGACAACAGTCAGCAAATTGAAGAATATTCTGAAAGCGTTAAGAAGCGAATAGCTAAATTAACAAAAAGAATGCGTGAAGCTGAAAGACAAAAAGAAGAAGCTTTACGTTATGCAGATAGTGTTAAAAAGGAAAGAGACCAATTTAAAACTACAGCAGATTCTTTAGATAAAAATTATGTTACAGAAATGGAGGGTAGAATTACCTCTTCTATTGCAGCGGCTCAAGAAAAATTAAGAGCTGCAAGACAAGCAGAAGATCCAAAAGCTGAAACAGAAGCTTTGGCCGCTATTTCTCAACTTGGTTATGAACAGGGTAAATTAGCTGAACTTAAGACTCAACATCAGATGCAGGAGACAGCAGCTAAAGAAACACCTGTTGAACAACCTACACAACAACCAAGACAACAAGCTCAAACTCCGCCTGATCCAAGGGCTGAAGAGTGGGCTGAAAAAAATGAATGGTTCGGTAAAGACAGCGCAATGACATATACAGCGTTTGACTTACATAGAAAGCTTACCGAAGAAGAAGGAATTGACCCTAGGTCTGAAGAATATTATACGGAGATAGATAAAAGAATAAGACTTGAATTTCCGCATAAATTTGATACACCTAAGGACAAACCAGTTAGTAAACCTACACAAACCGTTGCCTCTGCAACGCGTAGTACAAAGACTAACCGTAAACAAGTGAGACTCACATCTTCTCAAGTCGCAATAGCGAGAAAATTAGGTGTGCCATTAGAAGAGTATGCGAAACAACTTATGAACACGAAGGAGGTATAAGCATATGGAAAAGAAAAACCAAACTCGTGCGAGCCAAGCTAGTAAAAGTGATTCAACAAAAATTGAAGCACAATCAAAAAAGGTAGCTCCAAAAGAGAAACCAAAAGTTTGGACTCCACCATCGTACTTAGATACGCCCAACGCGCCAAATGGCTACAGACACAGA